AGCTGAAAAGCCAGATGCTGTTCGAAGCTCAGGGCGAAGAGGTCAGCGCGGTCAACGCAGCGGTCAAGGTCAACAAGCTACTCCAGATCAGCGGAGGTGCAGTCTACACGGATGATGGCCAAGTGCTGGAGTTCGACGTGTCCAACCGGCTCAACGTGGTGCTGGAGGTTATCGAGGAAGCCAGTAACAAGGTGCTGGTCTTCGTACCGTTCACCCATACCATCGAGCTTCTGCGCGCCAGATTGGAGAAGGAAGGCATCACCTGCGACGTCATCAATGGCAAGGTGCCGGTCAACAAACGCAGCGACATCGTTAACAGGTTCCAGACCAACAAAGACCCGCACGTCCTCCTCATCCAACCACAGGCGGCCAGTCACGGGCTTACGCTTACGGCAGCAGACACAATCATCTGGTACGCCCCGGTCACATCGGTGGAGACTTATCTACAGGCAAATGCCCGTATCAACCGCCCGGGACAGAAGAACGCCATGACCATCGTCCATGTGCGTGGTAGCGAGGTGGAGAGCCGCCTTTACTCCATGCTGCAAAGCAACATCGACAATCACGAAAAAATCATCGACCTCTACCGGAGGGAACTTGACACTGTATAATGTAAGAAGTATAAGGAGGAAGTGGCCAAAGCCACATGAAGGAGCAAACAATGGCAGAAGTACCAATCAACGACCTCGTGGCTGTGTACCGCAAGCTGCGCGCAGCTATAGCGGAAGCCGAGGAAGAATTTGAAGTTAAGGTCAAAGACCTCAAGGAGAAGATGGAGGCAGTATCCGCCGAGCTTCTCAATTTCTGTAACGAGCAGAACCTAGACAGCATACGGACCCCAGCGGGTACGGTATCGCGGCGTGTGCAGACACGTTATTGGACCACCGACTGGGACCAGCTGTATAAGTTCATCGCAGAGAATGACGTGCCGTTCATCCTCGAAAAGCGCATCCACAATGGCAACATGAAACAAGTTTTGGAGGACAATCCGGACAGCCTCCCCATCGGCCTACAGGTCGATAACAAGTATGTAATCCAAGTCCGCAAACCGAGCGAGAAGTAAGAACCATGAGCAACATCACTATTTTCGAAGAACCATCCAACCTGCCCACTGTGCGCCGCGAGTCGCGCCGCATGGATCGCATGGCTACCCCGGGCGGGGGCGGCATGCGCCGTATCCAGCTTAGCAATGGTCGCGTATTTAAGCGCATCGTAGGCGGGGAGCAGATCGGCAAGGCAGTCCCTGACAAACTGGACATCATCATCGTTGACTGGTTGGCTGAACCGAGCCGCAAGTTCTACGCGGCTGCGTACGACAAGGACGCAAAGGCATCTTTACCTGACTGCTGGTCCAACGATGGTGTGGTGCCGGAAGCCGGTGCCAAGAACAAGCAGGCCGCCTCCTGCGCTGCATGCCCCAATAACGTGAAAGGTTCGGGTACTGGCGGTAAGGGTAAGCGCTGCCGCTATGAGCGCCGCCTTGCGGTCCTCGTCGCTGGTGACCCGAGCGGTGACATCTACCAGATTGCTATTCCGGGTGCCTCGCTGTTCAGCGATAACGATGGGAACGTCTACGGCTTCGAGGGCTACAAGAAGTTCCTCCTCTCCAATGGTGAGGCTCTGGATACTGTCGTAACCCGCATGGTCTATGACGCCGAAGCTGACACCGCCAAGGTAGGCTTCAAGGCTATCCGCCATCTGACCGAAGCGGAAGTAGCGTTCATCGACGCTGCGCAGGATGATCCGGCCACGGAACGATACACCAAGCTGACTGTTGCCGCTGTGGATGGTGCCAAGGCTGTCGCCGCACCCGCTCCTGTTGCTGCTATCGCCGCACCTGCTGAGAGCGCTAATCCGTTCGGTGATGACGAAGAGGAAGAAGTCGCAGCCGCCCCTGTCAAACGGGCCGCTAAGCCCAAGGCTGTTGCCGAAGTGAAGCCGGAACTGGCTTCCGTCCTCGCGGACTTCCTCGACGACGAAGATGATATGGATTGATTATGCAGGGATATACCATCCGCTTGGCGAAAGCCCTAGAAGCAGCTGACGGTAGTCTCCTTGGGGTGCAACTCGGGCGAGCTTGTCTCGCCCGGGATGTCCCGGTCTCCGTAGTTGCGGTGAACCTTGGAGTTACGCGTCAGACAGTGTACCACTGGTTCCTTGGAGTGAGTGAGCCAAGGGGCGCAGCCCGTGACGCTATCCAGACGTACCTAGCCTCGTTCGATTGAGGCTACATATAGAGCAAACAATAAGCGGGACTTCCCGCGATGGTGAGTGATGCAATGCAACAACCTGATCTCTTGACCCTAGTGCAGCCAGCGGAAGGCTGGTTCGCCATAACGGGTATCAAGGGGACGGGTAAGAATGCTGATGTCCGTCAGGAGCTAGTGGCTACACGCGAAGAGGCAGATGCTCTGATCGAGCAGTATGTCGAAGCTGGCCGCAATGCGTTCTTTGGAGTGGCGAAATACAAGACGGGTGATAACCGCAAGAAGGAGAACGTCCTCGCGTTGAAGGCGTTCTGGCTCGATGTGGACTGCGGCCCGACCAAGGCCGAGATTGACCCAACCACTAAAAGACCTGATGGCTATGTTGACCAGAGAACAGCGCTCCAAGCGCTGCGTAAGTTCTGCAAGACGGTTGGCCTTCCTACTCCTACCCTAGTAAACTCTGGCGGTGGCATCCATGCCTACTGGCCATTGGAAGAAGCAATCTCCCGAAATGACTGGGAGCCTGTGGCGGAGCGCTTCAAAGAGGTATGCCGCGCCCAGAATTTCTACGTAGACGACAAGGTGTTCGAGGTGGCCCGTATCCTGCGGGTGCCCGGCACGTTTAATTTCAAGGAAGCCGAGCCTCGTCCGGTGCAGTTTCTCCATGTGGGGAACACGACAACCATTGAGGAAATGCGTTCCATCTTTGGGGTGAAAGCCCAACCGTCGATCTTCGACGAGGACTATGTACCCACACCACGCCAACTCGCACTCCAGAGGGGTGTAGGCTATAACTTCAAGCGCATCATGCAGCGCACCGCTAGGGGCGATGGCTGCAACCAGCTTCTTCACGCCTACCAGAATAGGGCGTCGATAAGCTATTACGAATGGTTCTATGCGCTGTCTGTGGCAGCCATGTGCGAGGACGCCGACAAGGCGGTGCACCTGATATCGAGTGGTCATCCGGACTATGATCCTGAGACCGTGGATAAGAAGGTAGCCACCATCCGGAAGGCGACTAGCTGTGCCAAGTTTCGCAGTGTGAACCCTGACCTGTGTGAGGGCTGTCCGCACTTCGATAAAATCCTAGGCCCCAAGGAACTGGGGAAGGTGGTCAAGGAGTCCGTCGAGGACGCCATAGAAGTGGAGACCTCACCCGGTGTGGTCGAGCAGCTAGACATACCGAAATACCCGTTCCCGTTCTACCGTGGCGAAGGTGGCGGGGTGTGGCGCAAGCCACCCAAGGATGATGCCGAAGCTGAACCCCTGATGGTCTACGCTAACGATTTCTATGTCGTGAAACGTATGCACGATCCGGGTGAGGGCGACTCAGCGCTGATGCGCTTGCACCTACCACAAGATGGGCTGCGTGAGTTCACCATCGCCATGTCGAAGGTCACCCAGAAGGACGAGCTTCGCAAAATCCTCTCGTCGAACGGGGTATACTCCTACGGCAAGCGGTTCGACATCCTGATGGAGTACGTACTCAAATCAGCAGAAAACCTACAAGACAGACAGAAAGCGGAAATCATGAGACAGCAATTTGGTTGGGTGGACGGTAACAGCCGGTTCGTTCTGGGGGATCAAGAGATCACCGTCGATGGCAACATCTATTCACCACCTTCAAAAGCCACCAGCAAACTGGCTAAGTTTATTGGCCCAGTCGGGTCGTTCGACAAATGGAAAGAAGTGTGGTCGCTCTACGGCCAAGAGGGGATGGAAGCACAGGCATTCGCTGCGCTGAGTGCGTTCGGGTCGCCGCTGCTCAAGTTCCTCAACCAGACAGGCGCCGTCATCAACCTGTTTAACTCCCGCTCTGGTACGGGTAAGACCACCATCCTCAACATGGTGAACAGCGTGTATGGGCATCCCAAGGAGCTACGCCTCAAAGAGATCGACACCATGAACGGCAAGCTCCAGTGGGTCGGCGTCCTTAACAATATCCCAGCCACGATGGACGAGCTTACCAACGCCACGGCCAAGGAGTATTCCGACTTTCTCTACTCGCTGTCGAACGGCAAGGGGAAGGAGCGCATGCTGGCTGGCTCTAACGAACTGCGTGAGAACAACACTACATGGCAGAACATCACGGTCTCGACCTCGAACTCATCGTTCGCGGAGAAGCTGTCCATCCTTAAGGATCACCCAGAGGGTGAGCTTATGCGCCTCATCGAGTACCCGATTGGTCTGGTGGAAGCCATCAACACCGCGCATGCGAAGAACCTGTTCGACCAAGTCCTGTTCTCGAATTATGGCCATGCCGGACCTATCTACCTGCGCTACGTGCTGAAGAACATGGAGTATGTGGTGGGCAAATGTCTCCAGATGCAGGCCAAGATCGACAGGGAACTCCAGCTTCTACCCAAGGAGCGCTTCTGGTCGGCCACAGTGGCCGGTAATATCCAAGGCGGTATCCTCGCCAAGCAGTGCGGCCTGATCGACTGGGATATGAACCGCATCTATATGTGGGCCTGCGGCATGGTTGACCGGCTGCGTAAGGAAACAGACGCCCCATTGAATGGTCCGGAGCAGGTCGTCGGTGATTACCTCTACCGGCATATGCAGAACATCCTTGTCGTGAACGACGCGGTGGATCGCCGCACCAATCTGCAATCCGCTCCTATACGCGAACCACGGGGTGAGTTGCTGATCCGCATCGAGCCGGACACCAAGATGATGTTCATGATCGCCAAGCCCTTCCGAGAGTACTGCGTCAAATACCAGATCAACTATAACGAAACGCTCAACAAGCTGGAGAAGGAAGGTCGGCTGGTGCAGCGCGGAGGTAAGCGCCTATCCAAGGGCATGGCGGTCTCAGGCGACAATGTTCACTGCCTCTGGTTCAAGCTCGACGATGACTTCGTAAGTGTCGACGAGTACGCCAAGGAAGATGCTTCGGAAGATGCAGATTGAGGGTGTAGACTATGAGGTGAACTGGAGC